TTCCTTTATTATCTCGTTTAATGCTGATAGTATTTCCTCATCAGTTGGATTCTTTTGTTGCATAGCTTCGAACTTGTCTGTAAAGTAACCTTCGATTGAAAGTCCTTTAAGTTCTCCTGCTTTTATTTTTTGCCATAGCTCATCATTGTTTATTTTCATTTTAACGAACCAAGTTCCATTCGGCAAATCAAAGCCATACATTTTAGACTTATCCATATCACCCTCTTTAATCCAAGACTCAACAGTTAAAACTCCTGATACTCTTTCGTTGTGTTCGTGAGTAGCTTTGTGATGATTGTTATGTTTTAAATATAATTCACTAGCTTTTCTAACTGTTTCAGGACTAAAATATACATAGTATTCTGAGTCTGTGTTAGGGTCATATCTGAATATTTGCTTATTAGGGATTAGAGCAGGTGAAACTATCATTCGTTTCTCCTCATCTACTTTAGCAAATGTTAAGTTATTCTTTTCTTTGCCAAAGAACACAAAGTCCTGCTCGATTGCAGGTGCTGATACTAAGCTAATAGCATCTATTGCTAGTTCCTGTGCATCATCTGAAATGACTAACTCTTTTATTGCGGTTATCTTTTCGTAATAACCTGCATTAGCGGCTTCACATTCAGCTATTGAATCATATTCGCAGCTTCCTGTTTTACCCCATTTTACTTTTCCATTTTTACATTTTTCACACGGCATATTATATAATAGATTTTAAGTTAATATATTTGATTTTTAAATTGTAGCTCTCCTTCTTATGTTTGCTAATTGGTCTTGACTATTAGTCATTTCATCAGTTACTACATAAGCTTTAACAGGTTCAGGTGCTATACCGCCACCTAGTTCAAAAGCACCTGACATCATTTGTGGTGCAGGCGGAGATGTTTCAGCAACTGATGGTGTTGGCGCATCACTACCTGAAGCAGGTGAGCCACTTAATATTTTTTTAATTTGTAATGCAGAAAACAAACCTGCGGCAGTTGCCATTGCGATTGGATAACCCCCTGCGGTTGCTGCCGTTAATGCTACATTAGCGTTTGCAGCAGTAAACGCATTCTGAACACCCTGAACACCTGAGATAGTTGCCTGTGCTACTGCTGCCGTTTTAGCTAAAGCAGTTCCCTCTCCTGCCACCTCTTGAATTAAACTTAACCCCTGTTGAGCCATTCCAACTTTAAAGTTTTTTAAATCAGTTTCTAGCTTCTTTTTTTCATCAGCTATTTTCTTTTCTTCTGCTAACTCTTTTTTTCTTAATCGTTCTTGTTCTTTATTCCATTCATCATTCGCTTTTATTTTTGCTGCCCATTCTGCATCTATAATATCTTGTTTTTCTTTTGCTCTTGCTTTTTCTTCTGCTAATATTTCTCTCTCTAAAGAATTTACTTCTGTTACAACTCTCCTTCGCATTTTAACAGAAGCGGTTTCTTTTTCAATTAATTCAACTCTTAACTGAGCTAACTTCTGTTCATCTTCTACTAGGTTTTCACTTTGTGCCATTTCTTCCGCTTGAATCGCCACCCTTTCTCTAGCTAACTGCAATTCTCGTTGTGTTGTTTTTTCTTCTAGCTCTAATGCTACTTTTAAATTATCGAGTCTTTCTTTTGCTGACTTAGTTTCATCTTCTGCTATTAGTCGTGCCTTTTCTATTTCTTGTCTAGTCTTAGCTTTTTGAACCATAAATGCCATATCAGCATCTCTTAGAGCTTGAGTTCTTTTTGTTAAAGCAGTCATCGCTACCACTTCTTCTTTTATTTCTTCTGTAATTCCTGAGAAAGTTTCTTTTAATGCATCTCCTGCTTTTTTAAATTCTCCTGAAAATACTAGTTTAATAGCTTCTCCCAACTTTGACATTCTATCTTTTAAAACATCAACAGTTGCACCAATAGCAGTAAATGCTTGGTCTAATTGGTCTGCACCTCTTTTAGTATTTGTAAAATGAGAAACTAATGCAGCTACTGCAATAACTAATGCACCTATCCCTGTACTCATTATACCTGCTTTAATAGTTGCAAATGATGCCTTTGCAGTTTTGCCTACCGAAGTAAGTCCTGCCTTTACCGAGTTTAAAGAAACTCCCATTACTCTAAACTCTCCTGCTGCTGAAGCTGCATCTTTACCTACTTCTCCAACATTTGACTTTACTTCTGCTTCTATTACTACTTTATCTGCCATAATCTTTTATTTATAATGCTACTCCTGTTGTTATTTGTGTAAGTGTTACATTACTACACCATTCTATTGTTTCGTTTGTATATCCTCTCACTCTTATTGCAAAATTCGTTCCTGTTGCAATACCTGTTGGCTGCCAACTGTTCACATTTGTTCCTGAACGCTTTATTATATCCCTTTCCCTGTTTACTGTTACTGTTCCTGATTTGTTGATTATAACTCCCCTTTCTACCCAACTTCCATAATCACCAACTGAACCTGAAGCTGAACCGCCAACTCTAACTGCCACGACATCAGCGTGAAAATAAAATATAGTATTATCAGGAACTGCAAAATAGCTGCTCGTTGTGTTGTTTAGATAGCTATGTGTGTTTACTCCATCTGTGGTTTGTGTTCCGTACAATAATTGTATGCTTTGTCTTTCTGCTAAATTGTCTGATGCCTGATTACCACCTAACACAAGAGAATTTTCTGCGGTTGCTTGTGCTTTAGTTCCAAAGACAAAAGCATTATTAACTCCATTTGAAATCTGATTATTATTACCAACTATAATGTTATTTCTTGATTCGCCTTTAACAGTATTATTTTCACCCATTATATAGGTGTTATTAGTTCCTGTTTCTGTTGAATTACCTGACCCCTGTATATTGTTGTTTTCGTTTCTAAAATTTTCACTTAAATTGTTGTTAAAAGCAAATATAGAACAAGTGCCATTTGTTTCATCATAATTATAGCCGTATGCTTCACATTGTAATTGGTTAGGATTAATAGTATTTGTTCCATCTGTAAAAAGAACCCTGCCTAAAGAATCAACATCTTGTGGCTTAACTAGAAATCCTTTTAAATAAGGGATGCTTGTTGTAGTTGTGATAGGTAATGCCATTATGGTATAAGTATAAATTCAACTGTGGCTAAGTCGTTAGGTTTATAATCTATTTTATTTATTCTAAATTCTCTATTTTTTATAAATACAGTATCAAACATATTTAAAGTATTTATATCTCCTGGCGTTAAGTTTACTTTAATGCTCATTATTCTAGTATCAGGATTATAAAGTTCATTGAAATACGGCAGCCAGTATATATTAAATAGATTTTTAACAACTGCATTACCGATAGGGTCAATTAACTGACATTCTCCAAAGTGGAAATCTGAAGTGTCTGTTGAAGCAGGCGGTGCGCTACTTACGGTTGGAATGCTTGTTAAATGACTAAACTGCAAAAAAGTAGTAGCATTCTCACTTGCAGTTCCGTTTTGTGGCGGTATATAATAGGTTGCAGCACCCATTGTAACCTTTCCATTATTATACATAATTCGTGGACTATTGTCGAACCCTTCACTTGTTCCATCATCTGGATTATAAGAGTAAATAGCAGGTGTTACAAACTCAGGAAATTGAGTCATTAGAGGTTTGCATACCGTTGCAGCAAATGGTTCTGCTACTATTTCTTCTTCACCCTCTAAAACTGTAAATCCTGAAGCATCAAATATTTTGCTACCGTAAAGATGACCGCCAACAGATTGTTTATAAACATTAAATGCATAATCATCATCATCTTCTACAAACTTAAAAATAGTTGTTTTATTTAATTCTGTTAAAGGCGTTAGTTTTATTTCTGATATATCAATTTTATCCGTCCAATCTAACTGAACACTATTAGGATTATTCAAAAATATATCTCCATAAGGTTCTATTAAAATGTTGTTAGGGTTTGATTTGTCAGGTATTGATACAAGATTAAACATTGTCATTATACCTTTTAGAAAATCCCATTGGTTCATATCACCTCTTAAAGAATATAAAAGTAAATTTGTAGTAATTGTTGTAGGGTTTAATCTAAAAATCGCACTACTAGGATTGTTCAAAGGAGGAGAAACTGTTTGCGAGATTGTACCTGCAATATCAGACTTAAATTGAGCTTCTAGTGTTTCATTTGCTTGTAAAGTTACTAAAAAATTTCCTGCATAATTATAAGTGCCACCTGCAATATAAGTTGGTGATACTACATCATAAGTAGCAACTGTTGTTCCACCTGAATCTTTATGAATCCATTGGAAATGTCCTGTGTCAGAACCACTTGTATCACAGTTAAAGTCATAGTCCACTTGGTATGCAGAATCATTTGCTGCTGATGTTAGCTTGTTCGTGCTGACATCCCATCCTATCTCACTAGCTAAATTTTCTCCCATCTGATTCCCATCTGTTGTTAATTTAAGATTCTGAAAACTTGTAGTAGATGCAAATGCAGAACCTGAATATAAAGCAATCCCTGTTATTTGTTCTAATTTATCTCCCCAGTTAAAATCCATATACAGTTTCTCAAATTCTGTTGTATCAAAGAAATTACTTGTATAACTAAAAGGAGTATTTTCGAATATCCTATTAATCAAATATTTTAATTGAATAAAGGGTCTAAATGCATTCTCAAAATAATTTAATTGCGGCATATTATGAGCAGCACCTGCTCCGCCTGATGGATTGTTCCCTACTATGAATTTATGAGTCCAATCTACAAAAGGATATTTTAAAGTTGTATTATCATCCCTGAATCCTGATGTGTTAGGATTTATATATGATATTCCTGCGGCAGGACTGTTATTCCAACTGTTTTTAATATTTGTTTTATCGTAAGTATGCTCTAGTTCTGTAAAATCTAAATTATTAAACTCTAATTCACCAATAACATCTGCTAATGCTATTACTTCAGAGTACAAGTTTACATTGTAACTTATCTCTCCTTCTTTGTCTTGTATGTCTATTAACCTTAAATATCCTTCAAATAAAATAAATCCATCTTGTTTTAATTGACATTGAGTCTTTCTATAAGGATTGAAAACAACCCCATCATCTGCTCTTGTTATTTCAAAAATATTATCAAAGATTTGATTGTTTCTTTTTGTTGCAGGGAGATTAAATGCCTTAGTATAAGATTGCACTTGTTCTGCTGCATTTTTAAAATCATCAACACTTAATGTTAGTGGGATATCTTCATCCTCGTATAAATCACAAATAACCTGTCCATCTTGTAAAAGAGTATCTGTTCCTGTTGGTGTTGTTCCTGTTGGTATAACTGAAACATTAGTAATAGTTATATTTGAAGATGAAACTGCGTTATAATATAAAAATATTGTATGATTAGGAGATGTTGCAGTAAAAGTATGAGAATATGAACTAGCGGCAGGTGTTTGAATGATATTAGCACTCATATAAGTTGTCCCTGAAAAAACTGCCATTATTAAATTTGAACCACCTGGTGCAGTACTGGATGAAACTGTAAGTGTTAAATCGTATGAAGCACCAACACTTAATCCTGATAGTTGCTGATACATTCCGCTATAAGATAGAGTAGCAACTGCATATAAAGTTACATTTCCTGAGCTTTCAGTTGGTGCGGTTGGTGTTCCTGTTGCAGTACTTCTTGACCTATACCAAGTATTCGGAACAACAGGTGCAGAATTAGCTAAAGTGTCCACAACAAAAGATGAACCTGCATCATAAGAAGTTGTAGAATTAAAGTTAGTAAAATAAATACCATTAGCAACAAACTCATTAGGATTCGTTGACACTACATTGTATTGCCCATTGTAATTTTGTGGATATAATATTAGCTTTAAACTCATTATACAGATTGTGTTCTTAGTGTTTTACTCTTTTCTATTTCAAATGTATATTGCAATAATTTATCATTAGCTATTGTCTTTCTTGTAAAGCTTGATGTTGTAAGTCTAACAGGTGTTACATATTGATTCAATAATGAATTTGAACTGTCTGTTTGATAACCACTTAGCAAGTAAACTTCAGGACTATTTATAAGTTCTTCAAACATTACATTATCACTTTCGGAAACAAAGTCTGTGTTAACTCTTATCCTTTCAGTTGTATTAACTCTAAACGATTTTTTACCGCCTTTATACCCATCTGTTCTATATACAGACTCATTCCAAGTTCCACCTAGTTGCTGATATGTAGTTCCCTGCGTTGATAGACTTTTAACTGATTTTTTAGTAAATGTATAATAATCCCAAGCACCCCATTTGTTTATCCAACACAGTCTTATGCTCTCATACCCTCTACCATCAGGACAGTTTACATTAATTCTATATGTTTTAGAACTAACTGTTGGAGTACTATCTCTAGTTTCTACTGTGTAATAACCACCCTGTATTGTTCCTGCTGCTACTAATCCCTGAAAAGTAGAACTCCAATTCTGTAAGTTTCCAGGGAAAACTCCAATATATAAAATCATTAAATTTGCATCACCTATCCAAAAGTTAGGATTAATAGGATAAGCACCATTTGCAGTATCTTTAGTTATTGTATCACTTGTAGTAGTTCCATCATTTTTGTAATATGTTATTCTTATATCATTTACTTTAGCAGACAAAGAACCTGAATTTTGTAAAAAAGAGAATGTTCCATAATCTTCTAAATTCGCATACTGAGTGGTTGGTGCGTTTGTTAAGAATGTCTTAGATGAACTGCCTAGCTCTAAAGTCGATAAATCATATCCAAAATTTGCATTAACAGGGTCTTTAGTTAATACATCTTCATAGTTTAAGTAACCATTAAATATTGAAAATGCAATAGAATTTTCTTGCGTTCCATCTTGTTCTCTCACTATATTGTCATCTTGATTCCCTGCGGTATCTGTTGCACCTAAATATTCAACTGCAAATTGAACACCGAACCATCTAAACCCATTATTACTTGTAGAATATTTATCTACTAAATGTAACGGATGTCTTTCATCTACTGTTGTAGCAGTACCTTTATAAGAGCTGCCTGTTGCTGCCATATTATCAGCTTTCACATAATTCTCTAAGACACTTCTAAAATCAAAAACACCAACTCCTGCGTTATTAGGTGTTGTTTTAAATGTTCCTACTAAATGAGTAGTAGTGTTGACATTCGGTATGAAGTCTTCGCTGATATGTACTCTTGCTATGAATTTAACTTTAGATTCACTTGCTACTGCCGTAGCATTTGACACTACAAAAATTATCTCCTGCCCAACAGGCATATTTTCGTATAATGGTTGCTGTTCTATTACTGAATTTGCCATCTTTTGTTTTTATTAATTTGCTTTTATATTATCAACCTGTGTTAATCCCTCTATAATATCTTCTTTTACATTTTCTAGCAGTCCTTTCCCAAACTGCTTCAGTCCAAGTCCTAAAGGTTTTTGAAAGAAACTTAATCCTTTAATTCCATCTCTTTTAATCTTTCTAGCTATTAAAAAAACTAAACTTTTTCTTTTTATAAATCTACCTTCTTCATCTCTAGGTGCTATACCTTTTTTAACTACCCATTTATCAAGAACACCGCTAGGGGGTTGTTTTGTAGTGTATTTATAAGGACTAGATATTATTTTGCTTTTATAATCTTTAAATTTCTGAACCTGCTTAGTTCCTGAAACTCCTTTATCTACAAAAGTTCCATAGTCTGCCATATAGAAGTTTACTACAAAGTCATCACCATCCATAACAACCTCAAAGCGTATTGATTGCTCTAACTTGCTTCCACCGCCTTTAGCTTTCTGCAAACCGCCTTTAGCTCTATTTGCTACCTGTTTGCCAAAAGAGTTTAAGTATCTTTCTATATTTTCAGTCTTCATTATACAAGTCCTACAAACATTTCAACTTGTGCATCTGTTGTTCCAACAGGTCGTACTTGAATGCTTGATAATGCTTCTAATGTTCCAAAACTTGGACTTGTGTCTGCTTCTGCTAATAGTATCTCATCTCCCTCACATAATATATGAGAATTACCAGGAGTTAGTTTAATCTGATACAAAGTAGCTGAACCCACAAAAGCCACCTCTATATCTTCAGTCGTACTAAGGTTTGTAACTCTTATATATTTAGTTCTGTCTTGGTCTATTGCACCTGCTGATGTGTGCGGACTTGCTGCAAACACACCTATTGTCGTAGTGTTTGAATGATAACAAGATACTATCCTTTCAAGTACATCTACTACATTTGCAGTTGTTACAGTATTAGAAGAACCTCTTAGACTTCCATTTAAAGTTACTGCTTCTGTGATTGTTGTTGTTAATGTTGCCATCTTTTATATTTTAATTGTTATTTTAAAAAATCCTATTTCTATTTTATATTTGCCTATCTTAAATTTCATTAGTAACCTGCACCTCTTGTATTAACAGGAATTGTACAAGTATCAAAATCATTCATTACCTTAACACCTACTTGAAACACATAACCACAAAGTAAATTATCAAACCTTTCTTGAAATGGGTCTAATGTGAATTGGTCTTGTGTAAAATACACAGGAGAGTTGATGTCATTAACTCCTGCTAGTGATTGTCTTGAACTATGCCTAAGCATTCCTATAAAATCAGTAGCTATTTCTAAAGTCTGATTAAACACCTGTTGTTCATTGTTTTTATTGTCTATAAGTTTTGTTAGTTGTGCTGCTTGATATGTTTGCCAATTATCTTTCTCAGAAACCAAATCACAAATAAAAAGCTGAAAGTTGTAAATCAACTCACTATCTCCTGTCGTTACATTTAAAGGATTAATGTGAAGTAATGGCATTTTTTCCATCTTTTCCAAGTTAATGTCGTAAATATCTCCAACTGATACTGTTGATATCTGCTCGTGATACTCTCCTAGTCTAGCTAGGAACATTACTACATTGTTATAAGTCTTATTGTTTACTGCCATATTTTACTTTGTTTTGCGATTGTAAATCTGTTTCATAACTTAACCAAGTTAAACACTCTAAAAGGTTAAGCTTTGTTATTGCATCAAGTTTTGAAATATCTGCATTTGTCAATCTGTACATCACTCCGAACCAACTCCATTTGTCTGTAAATCCTGTGTCTGCAATTGCATCTTCATTTCCTTCAGCTGTGCTGTCAAAGATAATTGCATAATCACGGATAATTTGCTCGCGAAAAGATAAAAAAAAACCAATGCACTTTGCACTTGTTCTGCTGACATCTTTCGCATTTCTTCCGCCCTTATACTTATGTTTCCATCATACGCTTCAATAGTATATACATTCTCTTTTTCTTCAACTATTGGCCTGTACAAAACCGCCATTACTTCTGGTAAATGCTTTTCTACTCCCATTTTTATAAACTGCTCTAAGTCAGCATATTCACCTAAAGTAATACTATCTAAATCAGGATGGAATCCGTATCTCTTACCATCTATTTCAATTACTCTTTTTAAAGAACTATTTTCTTCTGCTTGAAGTTCAGCAAGTTTGCTCATCATCAACGCTACATCTCTTAACTCCAATTGATTAATCAACTCTTTAGGAATATTAGAGAGTTCAGCTATTGTATTTAATGCTTCTTCACTTTTTGAACCCTTATGAAAATCAATTAGCTTTAACCACTTCTCTAATGTTACATCTTCCCACTTGCTAATTAATTTGAACTGCTTTACTTTGCCCTTCTTCTTAATTTTGACTTTCATACATTATATAATAGAAAATTTGTTTTTTTAGTTTAATAGTTTATATTTGCCTCAGTTTTTGTATTTCATTTAGTTGGAGAATCCCCTGTCTATACCATTTTATTTGTCGTAAAAGATTCTAAAGGCAGGGGATTTATTGTACATAATATTTCCCTGCGTTTGGATTATCTAAATGATATATGACATTATATCTCACTCCATCTATTGCGTGATTCCAAGAATCGTGATACAACTTAGAACCTTTATCTGCATATACATAATTGTTCAGCTCTTTAGCTATGTTAGTTGATTCAGGAGTTATTACTAATTCAAAATCTTGCATTCTTGTTACTCCACTTTCAATAGTTCCTTTTTTTACAGGTTTAATGTTTACTCCTAAATGTCTTAAATCAGCTATTAGTCTTGGTTCTGCTGAGTCAGCGATAATGAGCATATCTCCCACTTTATCTAAAACTATCTTAGCAAGTTCTTGTGATTTTAAACCATTCTTATAAATGTGTTCTTTTAAATATATCTTACGCTTACGTTTATCTATTGCTACTTCCGTTAAACTATCAGGGTCAATACTGAACCCAAAATCCATTCCGCAAGAAGTCTGCAACCCATCAGGATTAAACTCTCCAAAACTCCAATTGGTGAATACGACACCATCGGCACGGTCAAGCCACCCCCCAAGTATTTTATGTTCATACTTTTTAAAGTTATTATGCTTTATAGTCTTAATACGGTCTAGGAAGCTCTTAGAAAGATTTTCTCTATTGTCTAGGTATGTACTATGGATATAACACACATTGTCTTTAACGCCATTAAAACCTGCTTCTACGCCTTTGTCTTGGAAGAACCTGTTATATATCCAATGTTCTTTTGTTACAGGATTTAGAATTAAGATGATTCTATTTTGTATGTCCTTTTCTCTTATACTTAAATCAATCGTATCAAATATATCTTCATCTATTAATTCCTCTGCTTCATCAAGAACCCAAGTACTAATACCCTGTAATGATTTTAGACTTGCAGTTTGATTCCCTGCTGATGTCTTAATACCTCTAAATAGTATATCAGATTGATTGCCTAAGTTTACAACCTCAGCTTTATTTACACTAAATATGTTTTCAAATCCTAACAGACTTATTTTCTCTAAGAACTCAGGAATGATTGAAAGGTG